ATCCGTGTTTTCGCAATATCAACCTTTGCATGGGGGAGTCGTTCGTCCTTCAGAGTATCAATCCAAAGAACGGAGGTCGGGAGGTCGTTTACACATTGGGCTTCTAGCTCATCGCAATCTTTGCGAAGGTTCAAAGCCTGGGGAGTGTCGAGGGCCCACTCATCACCCTTACCGAGCCAGTATGTCTTTCCAGGAAAGTTTGGTGGCTTGGGTTGGGTGGTGTATGGGTATCCAGGGGAGGTCGTACGATTGACGGGACAGAACAATTCATCTTGGGGGATGCCTTGCACTGCCTCTTCAAAAGTGAGGGTTCGGAGGTCGGGACCATCCGGTCGTAGCTGGCTACGGATGAGGTTGCGCACATCAATCTCTGCGCTTTCGAGGATCTGGGGATCCACGAATCCACATCTGAGGCCAGCCTTCTTAGCGCCTTCCAAAAGCGGGTCCTTGAGGGTTTTGACACCATCAATTACCACTTCTGTTGGGCGCAGTACGGCCGGACGGGTGAGGGGGGGTTGGACAAGGCCATGCATACGTGATTTGACAATACACGTTCGCGTGGCCTGGGGTATAGTTGTGGGGAACTTACCCAGGTGGAGGAGGCCACAGTTGAAGGGATCTTGGGAATCCTTCAAGGTGTTAAATCCATGGCCACATTGCGCAAAGGACGGGAGAAGTGAAAGACACCGCTCCAATTCTTCACGCGACACCACTTGGGCATGGTTCCGCCCAGACACGTTACCTGAGATGTGAATCCCAAATATGCGTCCGGACACCACGTCGCTGTTCACACTGATGACTTTACCACAGTCACCAGCTTTCGTTGGAATATCGTGAACAGCAACATTAGTCGTGAGAAGGTTAGCTCCGGCTGAAACATAACTATGGGGTGCGCGCTCGTCGAGGAGCGAACACCTACCACTTTGGAATGTCGCAGTAGGGAGACCATTCTCAAGACTAATACCAGAGAGAGCAGCGTTAAAGGAACGCCCACTCATTTTCGCCAGGTCTTCAGTAGAGGCAAAATGCTTGAGCACGTTAGTCCCGCGATGGAATTCGGGAATGTAAAACATGCACAAGTCTCTGGGTTGGTCGGAGTCGTCGGTCAACATAGCCACTTCATCTCCAATGAAGCTAGCTATGGGCTTGGTAATTATCACGTCAGAGTTGGCGCAATTCACAAGCTCAATGGTGGTCGGGGTGGTCGAGAGGAGGTGGAGGTAGAAGTGGTAGGGCATAATAAATACTTGCCCCACCACGTTCGTAATGGTCCCACACTCAATGATTTTACCATCGTCGTAAACAGCAGAAAGAAGATACTGCTGCTTTCGGACTTTGGCAATCACATCGAGTTGGCCATAACTCTGTCCCATCTCAGCGGCAGCCTTGGGGGCAAGGCGCGCACGGGCGGTCGAGGTCGTTCGGGGTTGGGGTCGGGCTCGCGGTTGGTGGTTGCGAGTATCACTCTCGAAAAAGGAGAGGTCGGCGGGGGGGTCGGGG